TGACATCATTACAGCCGCTAATGCTACAACTAACCTTAGTATCGGTGATACGGTAGGTGGTGCAGCTACAATTCTGAACACTTTTGCATCTGGAACAGACGCTGGGCGTAAGTACCCAACAACGCAAGCTGGCGCTGCATTGGCTTGGCAAGACACTGGAACAGCGGACATTCGTTTGACTGTAACTGCTTCTGCTGCGACAAACGCAGGTCTTGTTCGTTTTACGATCCTGTATCAGCAAAACAACAACCTTGCTTAATAGGAGGGCATTATGGCTGCTTCTATTTTTGCCAAGACAGCAACGGCAACCGGTACTTTAAACGGTGGCAGAACTCGGCTGAAGGCTTTTTATGTAAAGACCGCGTCTAGTGGTTCTCCACAGGTCGTATTTAAGAACGCCAGTGGTGGAGCGACTTTGCTAGACATGGTGTTTAATACTTCAGATGATACGCAAGTCAGCATTCCTGATCATGGGATGATTTTTGATGATGAATGTCATGTAACCCTGACAAACATTACATCAATAACAGGGTTCTTCGGCTGATGGCTAGAAAGCCATCAAAGATGCCTGCGCGAAACAAAAAGAATTTCCGCTCCACTAAATCTGGAGCGGGAATGACTAAGGCTGGTGTTGCAGCGTATCGTCGTAAAAACCCGGGAAGCAAGCTTCAAACAGCGGTGACTGAGAGCAAGCCTAGCAAATCTCGTGCAAAGCGCCGCAAGTCGTACTGCTCGCGCTCTGCTGGTCAGATGAAGATGCATAACATCAGTTGCAAGAAGACCCCTAAAAAACGTATCTGTGCAGCTCGTCGGAGATGGAAATGCTAAATATAGGAGTTACTGCAATCCTGGGTTTTGTTGCTTGGATAGCTCTGTCCGTAGTTGAGCTAAAGACAGACACGGCTGTTATAAGCGTCAAGGTTGATGAAAACCACAAGATGCTCACTACTTTGTGGGAAGACTACATAGAGAGGAAAAAAGATGGGAATCTCGCGTGGGTCGCTCGAAAGCCAAATATCAAAGCCGCCCCAGAAGAAAAAGTTCAAGAAGGTTCGTAAGGCTAAAAAACCAAAGAGGCAGAAATGAGCAAGAAGGATGCATGCTATCACAAAGTTAAACGCCGCTATAAGGTCTTCCCGTCGGCGTATGCAAGCGGTGCCATCGCAAAATGCCGAAAAGTTGGCGCAGCAAACTGGGGTAACAGCAAAAAGAAAGCAACCGGCGGAACGTACAAGTACCGCACAACAAAGATTTATTGACCGCGATGATACATGTGTTTGTCTTAATGGTGTACCTGGGGACGGGTGAAGACAGACGCTTAACAAGTGCAGATATGCATTTTAGATCTGTTACAGAATGTAACTATTTTGCTGCCGAGGTTTCAAAGAGGTACGGAAACTACGGCTATAAAGACTACATAGATCCGAAGGACCGCGTCACTGCTTACTGTGTGCCAAAGTACGTCAAGGAAGGAAGCGTGGAGGTGTATTAATGGATCCAGTATCAGCGATGGCAGCGGCTTCCGCAGCTTTTGGCGCAATAAAAAAAGGTATGCAGGTAGGACGTGATATTGAGTCGATGGCTTCCGACTTGTCCCGGTGGATGGGTGCGCTCAGTGACCTGGACATGCTGGAAAAAGAATCTAAGAACCCTCCCCTGTTTAAAAAGCTGTTTGCTGGTAAATCTGTTGAACAAGAGGCAATAGAAACCTTTGCGGCTAAAGAAAAGGCTGAACAGCAAAGACGAGAGCTTCAGCTATGGATTGGCCTTACTCTTGGTAAATCTAAATGGGACTCCCTTGTGAAAATGGAAGGTCAGATCCGGAAGCAGCGTCAGGAAACATTGTATCGCCAGAGGCAACGTAGGCGCAAATTTGTTGAGATTGTGGCGTGGATTCTAGTGACCTGTGTCGGATCAGGGGTTTTACTGGGTTTTGTAATGTTCCTAAAAAGTGCGGCTAACGCAGCATCCATACCGGAGTATGTAGACTGCCGACTCAAAGGTTGTGAGCTTATAGACGGGCAGCGTGTATGCATATATCATGGGCCTAACAACACTGTTGACAGCGTATGGTTAGGCTTGAACGAGTTTTTCCCACGGGAAATAAAGTGCAAGTACGATCCTAAGAATGAGAAGCCTGCCACTATGCGGGAGACATTCGATGCGATTAAAAAGTCAAGGAACTAAGCAATGGCGGTACGCAAGACAAAAAAGGGTGCGTCTCTTAAAAGGTGGTTTAAGGAAGAGTGGAAGGATGTCCGCACGGGTAAGCCGTGTGGGCGTCGCAAGGGTGAAAAACGGGGTACTCCATATTGTCGCCCCTCTAAGAGAGTTTCCAGTAAAACTCCTAAAACATCTAGCGAAATGACAGCATCTGAAAAACGTAGTAGAATATCCCAGAAAAAGCGTCTTGGTCAGCCAGCAGGCAAGCCGCGTCGCGTAAAATCACTGAAGAGAAGGAAAAAATAATGTCACATTGTTCTCCTCGTAAAGCTATGGGCGGGGCCATGAATATGCCTACCCGTAACAGTAAAGCACCGAGCCGTACCCGCTTTAAGATGGGTGGTGGTAACTTTCCTGACGCAGATGGAAGCGGCGATGTTACTAAGAAAGACGTTCTGATAAAGAGAGGCGTTTTAGACAAAGCTGGTAACGTGATCAAAAAAGGTTACGGCGGCATGCACAAGAAGAAGAAGTAAGACATGGCAACTTCAGGTTCACGAGATTTTGATCTCGACGTAGCAGAGATAATTGAAGAAGCATACGAGCGGTGCGGGCTTGAAGTTCGCACTGGCTATGATGCTCGCACGGCGCGTAGGTCCATGAACCTAATGTTTGCGGATTGGGCAAACCGTGGGCTAAACCTGTGGACAGTCAAGCAAGCTACGCAAGCTCTGACTCAAGGCACGGCGACGTATACATTTACATCGGACTATACGGATCTTTTGGAAGTAGTAGTGCGCCGTAGTGGTACAGACTTTGAGATAAGCCGAATGTCACGCAGTGAGTATTTGACGATACCAAACAAGACAACACAGGGACGCCCAAGTCAGTATTACTATAATCGCCAGGTAGAGCCTCAGATAACACTGTGGCCCACCCCTGAAAACTCCACAGACACATTGGTATATTACTATGTTCAACGGATTGAAGATGTCGATGCTTTGGTTAACACAACAGATGCACCATTTAGGTTTTTGCCCTGCATGGTCGCAGGCCTTGCGTACTATACTGCTCTTAAAAAAGCACCGGAACGGGTGCAGCTTCTAAAGAACCTGTACGAAGAAGAGTTTCAACGTGCCGCGGATGAAGACGAGGATCGTGTGCCTCTGAAACTACAGCCAGGTATACAGTATCTGAGGGTAAACTGATGGCGAGGTATGCTTCGGGTAAAGATGCTTGGGGCTACTCCGATAGGTCGGGGTTTCGCTACCGGCTTGTTGAAATGCAGACGGAGTGGAATGGTCTGAAGGTGGGGCCAGATGAGTATGAGCCGAAGCACCCACAGCTTGAGCCACCACAGGTAGGACCAGATCCGCAAGCATTGTTTGATCCACGCCCAGATCAAAGGACCGAGGTTGCAGTTGCAAGGCTTCTTGGGCCTAGCCCGTTTATATCAGGTGCCCAAGGTTCTACCACCATTACCGTGGTTGAACCCTCTCATGGACGTAGCACCTCAGATACTGTAAGATTCCGCAAAGCTGAAGCTTTTGACGGTTTTACGGAAGCCGTATTGGAGAATACAAGTGGTTACTCGATTACTGTTGTGGATTCAAACCTTTATACCTTCACGGCCTCGTCAGGAACCGCGACAGCCGGTAATACACGAGGCGGTGGTGAAAATGCGACTGTCGGACCAGTCACATTGGAGGTTTAAGTGAGCTACACCTATGCACAGCTAAAGACAGCGATACAGGATTATACGGAGAACACAGAGTCTACGTTTGTAACCAACTTGCCCACGTTCATTAAGAACACAGAGCAGCGCATATTCAAACTTGTTGACCTAGAACTTTTCCGTAAAAATGCCACGTCAGCCTTGTCGCAGAATGACCCGTATCTTTCTGTGCCTAGTGACTACCTAGCATCTTTTTCCATGTCGATCACCAACAGTAGCTCCAAAGAGTTTTTGTTGCAGAAGGATGTAAACTTTATCCAGGAGTACAACCCCAACGCATCCACAACAGGGGTTCCTAAATATTACGCTTTCTTCGATATTGACAACTTCATTGTGTCGCCAACACCGAATGCAAACTTTGCTGTTGAGCTTCACTACTATTATAGACCTACGTCATTAACAGCCGGGGCTGATTCTGGTACAACATGGCTCAGTGAGAACGCTCCGAATGCCATGCTTTACGGTTCTTTGGTCGAAGCGTATACTTACATGAAAGGTGAGCAGGATATGCTCACCATGTATGAGAAGCAGTTTACGGAAGCAATGACCAGGATTAAGGATCTGGCAGAAGCCAGAGAAAACAGCGATGCATATCGCAGGGGTTTGCCGGAACGGCCCCGTACTTGAGGAGTAAAAAATGGCAACGTCAAATGCAGCAACCAATTATACAGAACACGCGATCTTGCAGTTTCTGTTTAAGAATAACGCGGAGAGTTTTGCGACTCCCGGTAACAGTATCTATATCGGTCTAGCTACCGCAGTTAGTAGTATTGAAACAGGCTCCGTTACTGAAGCAGATTTTACCAACTACGCGAGGCAGCAGGTAGCGGCTTCTGGTTGGACGGTTCCTGCTGTTAGCACAGACGCACAGACAGCTACAAATGCAGCGAATATTGAGTTCCCAGCATCTGGTGGCGGCGGAGATGATGTTATTACACATGCCTTTGTTGCAGACGCGGCAAGCAGTGGAAACATCCTGTTTGTTGGCGCACTGGATGTTAACAAGACAATTCAAAGCGGCGATATCTTCCGTATTAACGCGGGTAACTTCACTGTTGAGTTGAAGTAAAATGGCGCTTGTTCTTGCGGATAGGGTCAAAGAAACGACCACCACGACAGGCACTGGCACATATACATTGGCTGGTGCGGTCACTGGTTTTGAGACTTTTGGTTCTGTAGGTAATAACAACACGACATTTTACGCCTGCACAGACGGCACTGACTTTGAGGTCGGGGTTGGAACGTATACGTCATCCGGCACTACATTGGCGCGTACAACCATCTTGCAGTCCAGTAACAGTGACAACGCTGTGAGTTGGAGTTCTGGAACCAAGACAATTTTCTGCACGTTGCCAGCAGAAAAGGCTATCCATACCGAGAACCTTCAAACACAGGGGCTGACGTTTTTTGATCCCGCAGGACAGGGCATCGCTATGGCGATTGCGTTAGGATGATATTATGGCGAATGCTTTTAAACTTGTAACAGACACGGGAGTTGGTACCAGCGCGGCTACTATTTACACATGCCCAAGTTCCACAGAGACAACGATTATTGGCCTCAGTATAGCTAATATTGTGACATCTCAAATAGAGATTGATGTTCAGCTAGAGAACAATGACGGCGATAACGTATACATTATCAAGGATGCTCCGGTCCCCGTTGGATCATCGTTGGTTGTTGTAGGAGGCGACCAGAAGGTTGTGATGAACGCATCAGATGTTTTGAAGGTTACGTCAAGTGCTTCAACTTCTGCTGATGTTACACTTTCTATATTGGAGATTACCTGATGGGTTATATCGGCTCTGGTGTACAACGATTTAATACTGCTGATGGTCTGACTGTCACTGGTGATGCCACTATTGACACCACTACGCTTGTCGTTGATTCAACCAATAACAATGTCGGCATCGGCACTGCGTCACCAGAAGATTTTGGTGGCGGGTACACAACTTTAGAAGTTGCAGGTTCTAGTACAGCCAACGGTGGTATATTTAAAACAGCGACAAGCGATAGTGCTGGCACGGGTACTGCTGGCACAGAAATGCTGATGTACTCAAATAACGGTGGTGGGGTAATAACTGTAACATCAAGTGACCCTTTGTTGTTTCAGACTGCGGGTGCTGAACGTATGCGCCTGACATCGGCGGGATTGCTAGGGCTGGGAACTTCATCGCCTGACGCTCTTTTGCAAATCGAAAAATCAGACAGCGGCACAACGATAGACAAAGAGCCGTCATCACAAAGTGGTCCTAACATTGCAATCCACAATAGCAATCAAACTGCGAACAACCTCTCAAGCGTTCAGTTTACTAACCGTGGAACTAACGGTGTAGCAGAGACCGCCACGGCTGGTATCCACGTTAAACACGAGGCGCAGGGCGGTACATACAGTTACGGCTCTATGAACTTTAATGTGACTAATAGTGCGGGTAGCTATGCAACTAGGATGCACATTTCATCAGACGGCAAAGTCGGCATTTCAAATTCCGCTCCAGACTTCAACTTATCCGTAGGCAATTCGTCTAGTGTAAACCCATCTATTCAAATTATGTCGGCAACCAACAGTAACGCACAACTGTTGTTTGGTGATGGCGCTGGTGCGGCTGGTTACAGAGGCACGATTGTTTACGGCAATGCTACAGACTCAATGTCATTTTCGACTGC